TATTCCTAATTCTTTCTTCATTAGGAATAGAAGCTTTTGAAGCTTGTCTGCTTCTTTTTTGATTAAATCTTTATCGAATTTTCTAAAGGCAGAATTTGCACCTGGGTCGTCTAAGGACTTTAGCTTTACTGCCATATTTTTAAGTGTATCGATGATTTGTTTTTTCAATTCTCTAAGCATTACTATGCTCTTTTTACGAAGTTTTTTCTCTTTCTCGGCTTTTAGGTCCTGTTTAATTTTATCAAGTTTTTCGGGTTCTTCATCTCTAAGTTGTTTGTACTTTTCCTTTATTCTTTCTTGACGCTCTTTTTCAAGTTTGTCAAATGCAGCCGGCGCTCCATCTTCAACCGCTTGTATATATGTTTTCATTTGGTCTGTTGTGAGTGGTTGCTCTCTCAACAAACTCTCAGACAATCCTCTTTGAGCGTCTCCAGCACCTGCTCTGAATGCTGTTTCAAACGCTGCTATCGATGTCTCCAAATCTGTTATTGCTTTTACTTGGTCCTTCAGCAATCGAGTTTCCAAGAAGTTATCAAGGAAGTAATCAAACGCATCTTGCAAGGAGACTTCAGAACCTTCTTGGGGCGAGGTGTATCTGTCGGCTATTGCTTCACGGTCGAGTTGTGCGGACTGTTCGTCGGCTTGGGTATCATCAATAGCTCTATTGAGTTTTTCTTCCGCTGTCTCAGCATTTGCGTCATTTTGTTCCTTATTGTTAGGATTCTCTTTATTGGCTTTTTCTTTAGATTGTGCAACCGCTTCTTGCCCTTTGTTTTTGGCCTCTTCCTTGTCTCCGTTGCTTTGAACAACTAGTTTGTTAGCAGCTTTTTTAGCAGCTTCGTCGTTGTTGGCAAGGTTATCTAACACTTGGGATGAAGTGTCTGTGAGTCCTTGGTTTTTGTCTTTAGGTGGCTCCGCGCCTTCTCTTTTATAAAATACAGATAAGAATTTATCTACTAAAGCAGCTGGGAACCTTTCTCCTAAGCTCTTTGCGCTGTCTCCTAGTTGTTTCAAAGTTTCGAGGCCGGGTATTTGAATTAGATCTTTATATGCCGATGTGGTTACAATCTCAGCTCTTGCTTGATCAAAAGTCGTGATTGCTTCATTGCTGAAAAGCTTTTTAATTTCATTATTTACTTTATCAAATAGCTCTACAACTGCTCCATCTAAAGTCGCAGTTTTGTTGTGGTCCATTCCTACCTCTCTGTGGATGCCGTCAATAGACCTACCAATGTATTCAGCCTGGGTGAATAAGAAATCGTCTTTTTCTCTGTCTCTGAGTATGTTTATATTCTTCTTTAAAACTGTGTCTAGTATTTCAAGGTAGGCCGCTTCAAATTCTTTCGGGTCCATTTTGCCGGTAGGGCCTTGTTCCTGAGCAGAGGTATCCTGGGCTGTGCTAGTCTTCATGCTCTTCATTCTCGCCAACGGGCTCTCATCCAACAGCTCTTCCAGAACATCAGCGATTGTTATTTCATTAATCATAAACCTACCTCTATCAAGATAACCTAAATAGAAAAATAATAGGCTTTTTGCCTTATCATCTTTTAATTAAAACCTGCGGATGGGTCAAACGTCGTCAGGGTCTGAAGGTACTCGAACATTCCCTTAAGCTCTTTGTTCTGCGAACATTGCTGCCCCATAAGAGCGATTACTTGAACCTGCTCAATCGTAAAGCCTTTGTCTCCCAAGATCCTTGCAGCCTGAAAGCACTCACCAAATGCTGCTCTTGTTTCTGCATCTGCGTTCTGAAGCATTCTGGTTACCGCTTCGAGTTGGTCTGCTATATTCATGATTTCTCCTAGATAAACTTGTCCCATGAAATTGGAAAGTGAATATTACGATAATACTCTCTTATAGTTATAACAGGTTTTTTCGGGTTTGTCAAGGGTTTTTTTCCAAATTCTTCAATTGTTTTGTGTCCCTTGCGACCATTGCAACGTTTACAGCTTGTAACAATATTGTCCCATGACTTTTCTCCACCTTTGCATCTTGGATAAACATGATCCATCGTAAGATCCTTATGTAAAAAAACACCTCCACAATATTGGCAGGTGTTCTTATCTCTCCATATAACATTTCTTCTGTTGCAGGACATTTGGTGGTGTCTATTGGAGATGTAGTTTTTAAGGACGATAACGGACGGATAAGCGGCCTGTTTTATCGGACCGGTGTCATAGCCCTCCAACATCTTTGCACGGCCAGAATACACCATACAGAAGGCTTTATAAGCGCTTATAACTTCTATAGGTCGGTATGCTGCATCGAGTTTGAGAGTATATTTGGGTTCCACTAAATAACTAGTTTTTAGTTATCAGTTTACCCGCTGCTGATTCTGGAGATAACTTAGTAAGGCAAGCATCTGCTAGGCTGAAGTTCTCAACAAAAGACTTTAACTCACCAAATGCACGTTTGTAATCTGGTTCCATTATTATCTCGGTCTTCCCTTCGTGAGAATGGATTGCGTGAATCTCTCCAATGCTGTCGTAGATAGTGACAGAGGGGTGCTCTGATAACCAGGTTACGGCAACCTTACCATTATCAAAGATAAACCCTTGGGCCACTCGTCCGGTCCCGGAAACTCCTGACTCATCTTCTACTCTTTTTAAATAAAATATTTTCATAGTTTTATAAGAAGTCGAATGACGGGGTGGGCTTATCATCTTCTGTTTCCTCTTCCTCATCAAAATTGACTTCATCCTCCTCTTTTTTAATTACCTCTTTTTTCTTTTTTTTCGGCAGAGGCATTAACTGGTCTAAATAACTTTTTGCTGTGAACTGAAGCACATAGTAAATAACTTCTGATGTTTGCTTCATATCTACTGGATTGAAATACAAAGTGTTCCTTGTCATTTCCATCATTAGGATCTTTTCCCAATCGTCTGATAGGACGTAAATCATACAGTTTTCGATCAAGACTTGATACTCTCGCTCTTTTAAGTACTCTACCAGCTCTTGTTCTTTTTTATCTCTCTGGTCGGGAGTCATAAAAGCATAAGCTATTCCATTTGCTATGGTCTTGAGTATGGTATCCTTAAGTTCTTTTTTTAATTTATCGTCCATCACTTATCACTTAAAAAAGGAGCTGCTGCCTGGGGTTAAAATGTATTACAATATTAGTTGGCAGATTTGGGAGGAGGATAATATGTGTGCCATTATAGGGAGGAATACATAATATTGTCATCTTAATCTCAGACAGCAGTCCTAAACTCTTTCCTTTAATATAACACGTTTAGTTTTCATTGTCAAATTTTATTTTCATTTTTTTCAAATTAAGATTCAGATCGCCAAGGCTGAGGCCTAGAAAAGAGGCGGCGTCAAGCTTGGAACGACAAGTTGACAAAGCAAACCTAACCACGGCTTCTCGACATATTGCTTCAATAGATTTCCATATAGGAAAGTTATACATCCTGTTATTAAGATACCTTGCTGATAGTTCTAGCTTAACAGATATAAGTTCCTCTAAAGATAAAGAAGATAGCATGACTTCAAACTGATCATCTATCTTCTTTTCTTTTCTTAATTTATTGACGGTTGAGTAATAGTACGACTTGCCCTTGTACTCATTATTCTTTTTTTGCCACACTAGGCACCTTCCGGATTCGGAATGTCAGGTTTAGCTAAGTCAGGGTTCAATTCTGATTCATACGACTTCAATAGCAGGTCTAGATTGTAAAGCATCCAAGTTTTAAACATCTCGCGATCAGCTTCGTTATCTAGATCAAGATAAGCGTCTGAGAAATAGGATTGTACAAGTCTGAATGCGTCAAAGGACTGGTTACGACCAGTTTTGTCCATTTCGCCGACTCCAGAACCAAATGCTTCTCTTTCAGCTTCAAGGTCTTTCTTTTTATCAACGTCTTTTTCAACTTGGCTTTTTTCCTTTGGCTTTTCATCTGAGACTACATCAATTTCTTCGTCATCATCCTCAATCTTTACCTCAATTTCACTTATTATTTTTGCAACCTCAGCTTCTACATCAGCTTCGATATCGGTGTCTTCCGGTGGTGGCGCTAAACCATCAATCGCAGCATCGCCTCCACTTGGTGCGTCAATATCAGGAGCAGCACCTTGAGCGTTGAGAGCATCGAGCTGATCATATAGACTCATAAAGGCATTGAGTAAGTGAGCTGTAAACGACTGTCGTTGTTCTTGTGAAGTCGTTAGTTGCTGGAACTTGGTTTTGATAGAGGGTTTTGCTTTGCGAAAAGCATCACGCAATTTATTGATACCGGTACTTGGGTGAGGATTGGCTGTATCTTTTGCCTCTTGGATAAGAGAACGAATCACTAAGCGAAGTTGTTCTTCTTGTCCACTTTGTTCTTTAAGGTGTGCTTTAATCTTTTTTCTAATGTGTTGTCTTAGAAGTTGCTCGGTTTGCATTTCTCTTCTCATATTATTACGCTTCCTTATTTTTTCTTTAGGTGGAATTGCAGCCATGCCTGAGATAGCGGCGGATGAAGAGTACTCATCCATCTGGGCTATCTCTATCAATTCCTTGAGTGATGTTATTTCAACTATCTTTTTTGTCATCTTTCTCTTCTTTTTTAGCTTTTAAAGCTGCTTCTAATTCCTTAACTGTTGCTTTCTTAAGAGCAGCAGGAATATCGTCAGACATCAAGCCCATCTTTATTTCGTTTTGCTCTTCTTTTTCTTCGTCGTTATCTTCTTTGCCTTGCTTCTTCATCATGTAGTCTTTAAGACCACCTTTGAGTTTGGTCAAATCTTCTTCGACTTCTTCTTCTTCTAAAAATGCAGGTACTTTTCCGTGCCCTTTCTTTCCATCATCATTGAGGTCTTCGCCTGGTGGCTCATCCTTCATAGGCATTTTGTTTTCGTTAAGTTTGTTAAGATCCATAGAGAATCCCCAACGTTCATTCAACAAAGTGTTTAATTCATTATCTTTCCATTTCTTTATAGACATTTTGCGTATTCTCCTTTCATAAAAAATATCTTTGTGCTGTGCTTTATAGCCATCTTCCCAATCGCGAAAGCACATATTACCCTGTAAATAGGCTTGTTTTTCCATTTTTCTTAAATGCGGATCTTTTTGAGCATATTGAGCACCGCAGGCACTCTCACCGTCAAAATGACCATCCAGGTTCTGCTTGTGGTGAACAAGTTCATGGGCTATTGAGCGCATCATATCTTTTGGATGCCTACCGTCGGCATATACCACTATCTCCATAGAAGACGGGTCATAGTGTGCTGTCTTTCCGAGCAATGGGTGGTTATTTGAGTCAGAGACAAAGTTTATTGACGGAGGTTTGTTGAAACCAAACCTTTTATCAGCAAACGAGTACATATCTTGAACCAAAGGCTTCATTCCTGATATATCGTAATTGGACTTATTATGTATTTCACAAGACATATTCTAATTAGTCTCCAGTTTGTGTAATCTATGAACTAAAACGGGTGTTCTTTTTCCAGTTGTTGTTTCTAGCACCATAACATATATAAACGGTCTTACAAACTCACTTACATCGCCAAAACCAACTATAAGTCCTTCTTTTCGCACTGTTCTGTCAGCTAGTTCGCTATACGGGTCAAATTCCGACCATTCAACGTAGTCTCCTACCTTTAGTCCTTTAAATTTTTCTTCTAAAGACCTACTCATCTCCCTCTTCGTACATATGTGCTTTTTCTGGGTCCATATCGTGAGGATTTGGTCCATCATTTGGCATATGACCCATTTCATACTCAAGATAGTGCTTAACAGTAGAGATATAGTCTTCAGCCTTGGTCAATTTGCTTTGAACCCAGGACTCAAGTTGTGTTTTATCCCCCAACATTGATACAAGTTGCTGTGAATACTCAATTATACTCTCTAATTGCCTCTTAGCCATCTTACCTTCTTCGTCTGGATACTCGAAATAATCGCTCTTTTCTTGCGGAATTTGGGCTTTTACAAGGGCATATTCCTCTTGAATTATCGCTTTTAGCTGCTCTTTTGTTATTTTCATGGCTAGATTTACCTCATTTTGCTCAATATAACTAGTAAAATCACTATGATTGTGGTCTCAAAGCCAACAAAATGATAAAAAGTCATAAAAAATACGACCGATGCGGTGAAAATAAGCCATTTTTCTAAGATCTCGGTCACTAATTCCACCCAATCCGTTGAATTTCATCTTTTGGTATCAATAAAACGACCCCAGATGTAAATTTGTAGTGAGAATATACCTTTAATCTGCCTAAATCGTCTGGTTTTTCGGAAACTAGGTAGTATTCTCCGGCTCTAGGCACCAAGATTGGCTTTTTATCGCTCATAGAGTAGTAATATCCAGAGCCGGAGCCCTTAATTGTGACCATTTCGAGTGGATTGCCCTTAGAATCCTTGATGAATGTCTCTAATGTCTCGGCAAATAGTAGGTTTTCCTCTTCTAGAGACAATATGGACTTAGATTTACTACCTAAAAGCCTATCCATAGCGTCAATTATGCGTTGAGCCCTTCTTGCAGACGGATCATCCTTGGTTTTTCGGGCTTTATTGATTACCTTGTCCAGACTTTCGGACAATTTTGACTTTAATTCTTTTTTTTTTGCTTCATCGGACTCTAAAACAGCAAATTCAGGTGGTGCAGCCTTGCCTTTTGTCATTTTTGGTCTACTATGGCCAGAGCCTCCGCCAGTATGCTTGTTCTTACCCATACCAATTAGCCTTTTCTTCATCTTTGCCCACGATCGAGCTTGTGATGGAAGGTAGGCTGCCTCTGTTACAACTGGTTTATCCTTGTTTTCAAGGTAATTTTGGATTGCAATCTTAGCAGCCTCGGTCATTTGTGGTAAATATTGCTCTAATTCTTCGTTAGTGGCCCAAACATATTCCGAGTTTTCTTGGAATTTCTGAACATTTAGGTCCACAGAGGGCTTTTCAAACTCAATATCGACTAAAAGTATGTTCATTTGGTTATGATGTTCCTTCCAAGTGTGTTCATACTTGTCAATCAGCTTAGAATTTGGTACTAAAATACCTGTTTCTTCTGCTACTTCACGCTCCAAACCGTCTGCTAGGCCTTTTAGACCCCTATCATCTTCAATTTTCTTGATATGACCACCGGGAATGTCCCACTTTGTACCCTCATCAGTACGTTTTAGTAACAAAACATCACCATTTATGTCTCTGATGACACCTTTTGCTATAACATTGGTGTCTGGATGGAAGTCCATGGAGGGAATCACTTCAATTCCTGCTTTTTTACACTCCAAAACCTCTTCCATACTGTCATCGTAGTGTAAATCAATACCAAGACTGCGTAAAGTCTTAGCTTTTAGGTCACCTTCAGTGAAGTGAACTCTTGCTGGAGGGAAGATATGGTCTAATTTGAGTAACCTGAGTTGGTAAAGCACTGAATCTTCAGGATAATACTGTTCTAATTGTCTTTTCCTAGAAGTTACTATGAATAATTCTATATTTTGATTATAATAATCTTTAATTAAATCTATTAATTTATTATTATGTCCTTGAAATGTATATACAGGAAGTTCTGAGTCATCAGAATCAACCATATAGCTCATTGCGATAGTATTATCCCAATCAAAAGATATTTTTTTATATTTCACTTGACATCCTCCTCAAGATATGTTATAATATTGTTATATCATAAATAGTTTTTCGTTATATTCCACTGTAACAATTACAATATAACATACTTGGGAGGGTTTGTCAAATGAAAATATTATATAATATTTAAATATTAGGTTTTAGTGTTCAGTTCTCTGATCCTAGCTTCCTGATGCATCTGTTTTTTCATATCTAACCCTAGATCCAACTTATCCAACGCTCTTTCAAGCATTGTATGTTGTTTCTCAAGTTTATCTATGACCTTATCTTGCAAAAGACGCTCTTCCTCTTTGGCATCTTTGCGGGTTTGATAGTTGGCATACAGAAGTGAAGCAGTCCAGAGACCTAATGGCCCGTACTGAGCCAGTGATTCCATTAAAATTTCCATAACGCATATATCCTCCTTGCTGGTAATAGTAAATATCTACCATTTCTTGCAAGACCAATATCGTGCCTTAGTTTTTGGTCCGGGTGTTGCGCAATTGTGCCTTTTTCTGAAATTTCTTCTAGCTTTTGGATTGCTTTTTCTAATCCTCATGGTTTTTTCGCCTTTAGATTTAGCACTTGATCCACCATGACCAAAGTTTACCTTCTTGGCAAGAACACGACCCTTTGCATCTTTACGACCAGAGTTAACATATACCTTAAATTTCTTGACGTCACCCCTAGTTGGCTTGTTCAACTTGACAGTTTTGCCTTGATAAACAGCTTCTTCGAGTTCTTCTTCGCTTAAAACTTCAAAAAACTCGAAGTCTTCCTCTAGAGGAGAGCCATCTTCGTACGTTGCGTCTTCCAAGATATAATGTTCATACATTATTTGGTCGTTTAGTGCTTCTTGAACCTCCTGTTCAATTAACATAAGTATATAATCTGGTGTTATCATGCTTTCATTCTTCCTTTTGGTCTTTTTTTGCCTAACATTCTTGGCTTTACCTTTTCTATTAGGGTTTGGATCTTCTCTGCGCTTCTTTTTAGCACGTTTGTTCCTATCTTTCTTGCTTAACTTAGCTCTGTCATCGGGATCTCTACAATAAGGCTTAGTTTTCTGTCCTGGTTGCTTCGCACAGGGCTTACCATCGTACTTTCCACCAGCTTGGACCCATCCTCCGCCTTTAAACCAATCGCGCAAAGAATACCCCTTACTGCTCGCTCCTTTGCCATCTTTGGTTCCACCTTTCTTGCTCTTCTTTTTCTTCTTCTTTTTTTTCTTTTCGTCAACGACTTCTTTCCATTGCCCTTTGTTTCGAGAATGTCCACAATTAGAACACTTGTCTACCCCTGGTTCATTATGGTGACCACAGTTTGGGCAAACAATCTTCTTTTCTTCTTCAAGAACATCCTGTTCTACATCAGATCCGGTCATGTGCCTTCCTCTACTCTTCTTATTATTCTAACTTTTATCATTTTCTTTGGACCCATTTCTTCTTTTTGAACATTTATCTCATCGCCATCATCAGCAATGTAGTCCCCATCTTCATGTTGTCCAACATCTTCCATGTCGTCGATAACATCTTTAACTTTCGAGGACGTAACATCAGCAGCTTTCTTAAGAGGGTCCATACCAGCAGCACCACCTTCTTTTTCAAGTGTATCTAAGATTTCATCTTCGATTCTTTTTATATCTTCTTTATCCATTGATTCATTTTTCCTTTTCTTTTTAGATTTGTTTCCCCAATTCTTTGCACCAACTTTGCGACACTTTACAAGAGCACCAGATGCGTATGCTGAGGGCCATACGTCGTATCGAGACCGTACCTTGTGGTAACATGCATCACGCTTTCCCTTTTTCTTTTTTACTTTTTTCTTTCGTCCTTTACTCTTTTTTCTTTTCTCTTCGAGTTCTTCTTTGCTCATTTTTTATTTTTCCTCATTCGAATGGTTTTCTTTTTAGAAGCTTCTTTTCGCTTCTTAGCGTACTCATATGCTTTCTTGAGTCTTGCCTTGACTTTTGGGTCTTTGGCGTTCTGATAAGCCGCTCTCGCTCTTTGGTGTATCAGATTAATTATCTGTGATTGTCGTTTATGACTCTTTGACTTAAAAGATTTTTTAGATAACGTCTTCTGTATTGCCGAGACAGACTTGAAACTTACCGATACAGTGTCACTTGGGTCCTCATCTGTGTACAATCTACGACCAGAACCCTTCGGCTTCTTACCGGTGCCTTTCGCTGGGTCTTTGCCTTCTTTCTTTTTTCTGCCATCGCAGTGAGCTTTTTGAGAAAAGCCTTTTGGGTTACTGCAATCGATTGACTTTTTGTACTTATCGGACCACCCTTCTTTCATTGGACCTTTACACATTTCTTCTGCTTCTGCTTTCGATAGCCCCTCTGGCCTATCAGCATCCGGCTCTGCCATTGCACACATATATCGCCTTTGTTTATCCGAATACACTTCTTCAACTTGCCCTTCTGCTTTAACACAGTTACGATACGTTTTCCCAAACATCTTTTTTGTTTTTCTTGTTGGGTGAGTCTTATAACCTTTCTGACATTTTTCTTCTAAGCTCTTTACAATCTTAATTTTAATTTTCTTTTTGTCATCACGCTTGCCGTCACCACCGCCACCATCACCGCCGGCGTCTCCGTGGTCTCCATAACCACCACCGTAGTACCAACTTCCAACGTTCCAATGATATTTGTTTCTAGACTTTCGGCGCTTCTTTCGTTTCTTTCTTTTTTCTTCCAAAGAGCCACCAGCAGGCCTAAACAAACCCAAGTCGACAATAACAACGTCACCAGTACGGGGTCTAATCATCGCATTTTGATCGTGCATATCTCTACCCACAAGCCCAGACTCCTGCCTTAAAGCATCTAGGGCTTTTCTTATGCTAGTTGCTTCTTTAAACGCTCCGGCCACCTTATCACTAGCCCCACTACCTTTACCGTACTTGTGTTTGTAATGCAAGGGCACCGGGCTTGCTTTTCTTAAAAAATTAGCATATTCAACAACAGCCGAATACTCAGTTCTCATATATTGGTCTGGTTGTATTTTTTTGACCGTCTTCAGAGCCTTAAGCAAAAACACGAGAAGACCAGGATTGAAATAATATATTGCTCTTAGATCTCCAGGCTGGGGTGTATCTCCAGCAGGAGTGTTGAATATATATTCGTAAGCTGCCGGAGATATTATATCAGCAGCCATCCTTATAAGCTGTTCTTCACTCTCAGGCTTTTCTGAACCTAAGTCCGCCCTATTCAGATAAGTAACAACTTCCATCTCACCTTGTATTTGCTTTTCGACATCTTCTGGTAACACAACAAGTGTAAACATAGAATCAAGTAAAGCTTCTCTAGAATCTTTATTCGTCAAAACCTGGTAAGCTTTCTTCGCCATTGACTTGTGTTGCTGTTCTTTATCGGCCGGAACGGTAGCTTCCGGGCCTTGAAACATATCATCTATTATATAAGACTTAGAACCAAATTCAAGCTTCTCCATCACGATATAGCCGTAACCATCGATGACTTTGGCAAACATTGTTTTAGGGAAGTGTTTCGCAATCAGAGGATTTTTTACTCTTGCCATTTGTACTTTTTTATAATTCTCAACTTCTCTTTGTTGTGCACCCTGATCATCGGGGTTTGTTCCCACAACTTTCATAGCATACTCAGTGTTATCTTTCATTACCAGATATACGGTACCGTACTTTCCTTGCCCAAGTTTCTTCTTAACGTCATACCCTAGTTCTTTTATCTTGTTAATTTCAGGAACCTCTTTCTTCTCTGTATCCTTTGTAATTGGGATTGTAGAAGCTGGACTCATCGTACTAAGATCAGGGTCCGCTGTACCTGCGTCGCCGCCCATCATTCCCATCCAAGTAGGCTCAGATGCTTCCTGTTCTTTTACAACTTTTCTTTTTACCTTAACTTTCATTGCGTTTCCTCAGCAATAAATAGTATATTCTATTGGTAATTATACACAACTTCTATCAGAGACTCTTCTGGTGGTACAACCGTAAATGTAATTATATTTGTCGTCGCATCGTAAGTCCAATCTGGCCATATAACACTATCGACAAAAACTTCGATATGCTGGTCAGAGACAGGAGTATAGTCCAACTTTATTTCCTCAATAAGCTGTAACTGACTTGAGGCTTGCGCAACCCCTTGGCTCCAATCATCTGCACAAATGTCAATGATGACTCCACCAAAATGATTCGCAACATCCATATATTCATGCCCAACATCATTAACTGCGCTGAATTGACCTGGGCATTCGCTAATAGAGTTGTCTTGGTTCACGATGGCTGTAACGTAGACCGTTTCTCTAACGAACTTAATCCATTGTATGAACGCTTGTCCATCCCACCCAATACTTCGGTCGTCCTCATCAGAGACGAAAACAATCAACAAGGCCGCATCGCTTCGCAACCATTGATAGGCATCAATATTTTGAGACATAAAAAACTTAGCAGCTTCAAGCCCACCTTCACGATGGCCATGAACGTTGTTGTTTAGTTGAGCTTGAGCATCATTGGCAGAATCTCCAGGCAGTAAAGGAAATGAAGCCATATTCAAAGCAGATATGTAATCAGTTGAAAGAATCTCAAGTCTCCAGAATACGTTTGTTGGCAAAGCATTCATCATCTGCGTAACGCCATCGGCAACTCGTGGCATATCATTTGTCATAGAACCAGAAGGGTCAACAACCCACAGAATGTCGATACCATTCATAAGCTTTGGTTGGATAATGGCTTGAACCCAAAGAGGATATTGCTCTGGTACGAGCACCTCGACCTCTACTTCAACCTCGACTTCTACCTCAACCTCAACCTCGACATAGGCTGTATCGTAGACTACTACTTCAACCTCCTTAATGACCTCGTGGGTTAAACCCTGATCGGACCAACAGCCCAGAAGAAAAAATAATAATGCAAACATAAACAACCCTCCATCAATAACTATTCGTCGGATTTCAGTTCGGCAATCGAATCTTTCATTAATTGCAGAGACCAACCACGAATTTTATGTGTAATATTCATATCTTGATCAACAATGATAAAACTCGGAAACCCAGCTATATCAGGTCCCCACTCTGCGCTTGAGTCCAAGATGTAATCACCGGCCCTTAAAACTTCCTCTGGATCTAGGCCATATGCATTAGACCATCGTTCTGCGTCTTCTTGCCGAGGATCTAAACCATATTGGTTCTCAATCATCACACTAAGCATCACAGTACCATCTTTAATATAATACTCCTCACCCTCAGCAGCATCTCTACAATAAGGACACCACTCGGTCATATATTTTATCACCACAATCTCTCCATAATAATCATACAGAGTGGTTGTAGTATCCATCGCATTTGCATAAGTAAAATCACAAATGTGATCACCTTCCTGATAGGAGCAGGCCTCCCAGTATATCGGATCGGGTTCCTCTATCTTTTCAGGAACATCCTTCACCTCGTCATCAAATTGCGCGGCTGTGCACGCCCATAAATTAAAAATAAACCACATATTATACCCTCCGGGGCCCCACACCCCTCTAAAGTAACTATGTCGCTTAATTGTTTATTTACGCTCAATGTTGTGCAACATCTCTCGCCTAAAAAATTTTACATCATTTAGCCGGTAAATCCCATTCAATGTCGGACCCATCGATTTCAATGTTTTGCGCACCGAAGTTCTTTAACAAACGCTTGTACAATATTAGTCTTCGGTTTCTTCCACCGGGAACAATCTCGCTCTGCTTTTCGGCGGCAGCCGACGCACTAAACTTTTCAATCTTGGCATACTTCGGTCTTAGCTCCGGACGCTTGTTGTATGCAAAGTCAAATATAATCGCAATGATGGTTTTTGTTACACGTCCATCGTCTTGATCCGTTGCCGAAAGAACATTTGTTCGACCTCCGCCTTCGGCGATAAAATTAACATGCCAACTTGGCTCGCCTAAAGGACTCTCAAGATCCAGTTCAAGTTCGACGTTATAGTTAAACGTTGGGCTTTCATCATCTTTTCTAGCCACAAACTCATACTGGATTGTATAAAAGGTTCCGCCATCTCGTTCCATAGCAATTTTATAAGGGTAGGGCTCTTGCTTGGCATAGTCAAGAATCCCTTCCTCAATCATTTCGAACAGAATTTGCTTTGTGAGTCGCATCGCTACTCTTCTTTCATACGGACTCTTGTCGCCCCAGGTCCAAACTTCTTCAAGGGGTCCATTTCGGGTTCCGGCATTACTGAGGGATACTTGCTGTCCATATAAGCTTTTGCGGCCTTATCGAATGCTTCTGCGTCACCGCCGAAATGCATATTGATAATATCCTGGATGACGTTTTCCTCGCCGGCCATTTTTGCATCAACGGCTTGTTTCATCATACCATCCATATGACCTTCTTGGGCTATTTCAAGCTCTTCTTTGATTATTTGAATCAACCTTTGTTTTGTAATTTTCATTTTATTGGTAACCTCTTTATTGTTTTGTTTTCAAAGCAGCAACGTTCGTGCGGCATGCGGGACTGGAGTTTTGCTATCTCCTTTTCACAATATTTTATCATCCGATTGTAAGCGTCGATGCGCTCTTGATATAACTTTTGTTCATCAGGCCTAAGCATTGTTTCTCCATGGGCAAGACTTTATAGCGCAAGTCTCGGTGTAAATAGTATATTCTTGCTCTAATTTGGGGAAAATTTTTGGCGCGTATTTTTATGCCACTTATTTTACATAACTTTATACCACTTGGCATAAACTCAAATCTGGGAAATTTTCCGTGTGTGTCACGTGTACCTAGGCGGCGACAGCCGAAAAGCTAGTTTGTAAGTACTTATTCTAAGGGTCAACCGGTAGGGGGAGGAGGGGGATCACCCCAATTTGATCGACGCTAACAATCCGAAGATTGAAAGCATAACGAATAAGAAAAGGAAGCAAACGATAAAAGGGATCGGGGTCATAGTCTATGCCTCTGCGGTTGGAAGGTTAAGGATCTCTTTCATTGCTTCTTCTCGAAGCACAGAGGCGAGGAGTTGATCCTCCTCCGCCAGATCGTCAAGTTTTTTAAGTAGTTCATTGAGCGCCAACATAAGCGCCAAGTTTTCAGCGTTAATAGATGTTTCCATGTTGTTATCCTTTGAGCCATTGATCGAGAAGGTTCATTGAATCGTTTTGAATGGTTCTAGCAGTTGCCCAGTTATGGACGGGTTCTACTCTGCCGGTTAGGTTCCACTGAATAGCAGGGCGACCGTTATGCCATACCAATCCGCAGCCAAAGATCTGCTCAAAGTCAAGTTGATCAACACCACGCATGCGGTACACTTGCTGAGCAGTTTCATTGTTAAGAAGGGTCTCAGCGGTTGATCGGTTATGGCAGTTGATCTCAACTCCGTTAACGGTTGCAATATAATTATTAAGTGAAGGATTGAATCGGATCATGTGATCTCCAGTGTTTTGAGTTAAAAAAGTTTAAGTTAAAATATCATATCGTGGATGAGTGCCCAAATGTATCCGATGCAAATAAGCAAGGGAAAGAGCATGGCGATTTCCTGTATTGTCATTGTTGTACCTCGACGCCACATTCTTCGTTGATCTCGCTCTGAAGACTCGCGGCCTCTTCTGCATTGAGTTTCATGAGAGAGCCACCGTATGATCTCTTGTTGTCATTGTCTAGAAGATCAAGGGCTAAATCCTCCATGAACGCACAGACCTTGTTTAAACGAGCGTTCAGATCGTTAAGTCGTTGATCGCTAGTGTTAGTTGCGAACCGCTTAGATCCGAGTCTGTCGATTCGCTCGGCTGATGCGATCATATCTTGAGAGTTCTTTGCTTTAGTGAATTTCATATTTACCTCTTGGTTGTTTATATATATAATTTAATCGATTTTGAAGGGATCGTCAAATCCTTATTGGACAGAATTTGTCCGGCTTTCGAACTCGTTGTTCATTACAACAAATGAACCATAGATGATTACGAATGCAGAAATCAGACCGAAAGTCATAACTGAGTTGAAAATAATAAAGTCTATCATGCTTTACTCCTTTTGATGTTATACAGAGATTAGGGAAGGTTTTAAAAATACAGACAGGTTATTTACGAAAAGATTGAATAAACTTGTCATTGTTTTTGAAAGTTACATCATGGTGATCCGGTCTAGCGACCATACACAATTTCAAGTACCACTGATTCAGATCAAAATAGCATCCCTTTGCGGTTGCAAATTCTCTGCTTTGATACGCTTGGATCACATTGCGAATCTTTCCTTTGGCCTGCTGCTCAGCCTGCTCTAAGATCAACGATTCTCGTGTCATGCTATTCCATGCTCTAGACATGATTGGTCGCCGAGCGGATGGAATTTCTGGATAAGGGATCTCGTATCCGGTGATATGATCTTCATATCTGAAGCCTTTATACTTTGCATCAAATCGGGCTTGTGCTTTCTTGAGTGCTTGCATGGCTCGCTCTAAGGGTTCAACCATCAAGCGGATCATTTCCTCTTTTCCTGCTTTAGTCTGATCCATAACTCCATGAGCCTGGCCCCATGCTGTACGCCATTCAGCAACATACTTGTAACCTTTTCGCTTTTTAACTGGGGACGGACGGAACACAGATCGCTCTTCAACATAGCCAATTCTAAGAGGTGAAATCGTGATAGTGAATGTTCTCATAAATAACTCCTTTTCGTTATGTATATAATTTAATCGATTTTGAAGAGATCGTCTACTTGGAAACGGACATAATTTGTCCGCTTGAAATAACCTTTCCACTTCATACGGCAGATTTTTGATCCGCCGCAGAGCGGGAATTTCTGCCGTAACGAAGTGAAGATGCTCCCACGTGCGCTGCTGCGCATCGAAATGTAAAGTATTTGGGGGCTCCCTGTGAAGGGCCTTGCGGCCCCTCGGTTATGGGTTAGTCCCAATCTTCATCTTTGAAGGCGGGAGGGCGTACGACACGCATGATCGTGGCTGAAGCATCCGGCTGAATCTCAGTGTAATCAAATTCGTCAGTTGCTGAAAAATAGATCACATAGACACGCATGCGTAATTCCTCTGCGAGTGCTCGCGCTTCTCGTGTGGTAACTCCTAAAGAGTTGTTTGATGTTGGCTTTGAAAACTTAGCGAAAAATGAACTGCTCATGTGTAACTCCTTAGTCCAAGATGATGGCATAGCCAACGGTGTTATCAATAATCTCGATCTCTGCATCAACGATCTCGACTGTGGCCGAAGGCAGTTGATCGGAGTGAGTTCCGGCGTTTGCTGAGAAGCAAGCGGAGAGGATTGTTGTAAAGCCGAGGACAATATAAGAGAGTAATAAATAATATGATGTGTTCATGTGAACCTCTGTATTAATGGTTATTGGTTAAGGGGTAAGGGGTAGGACGGTAGCAGTTACTTGATCTGTCTGGGATGCCATTCGGTAAGTCTCTTGAGGAGACTCACATGCTGAGAGGTTGTCATTGAGACGAATCCTTGTCCTGTGGCAGTATGGTCATGGATAAGCAGTCCGCTGAAGCCTTGATCTGGAGTATGGATATACTCCCCTATCATTAGGTTATAGGAGTAGAGTTTACCATCTCTGATCGAAAGTGCTTTGCGCTTGTTAGTATCTGATGAACGATCGGAGAGGAAAGAGCGGATGATTTGTTCGTTTGTCATAAAGACCTCGTTTGTTTGTTTGATGTATATAATATAATCAGTTCTGGAGAATAAGCAAGAAAGGTTTTGGACACTTTCTGTCCGGGTTGTTAGCAGAGTACCATGTTTCTACGACCAGAAAGACCTTCCACATAAGTGACCTTTCTCATCTGTTCTGAGACATACTCAAGATCCTCATAGTCATTAACATGGATATAAGCGTCATTCCCTAAGATGTCGGCCATCTGATCCCTAGTTAGATAATCGGTGTCGTCTTGTCTGATCTCTAGTTCTGAAGCACAAGCAAGAACCCAATCGAGAAGAGAGTTTCCTAGTTGATCAGTCCAGTTTGCTTTGATCATCTTGGCTTCTACTAGGTAACGATAGTTAGAGATAACAGTTTCAAGTTGAGTAGTGGTTAGAGTTTCGATATTCATAAAAACCTCGTTGTTGTTTGTGATGTTAGTAATATAATCAGTTCTGGAGATTTGTCAAATCACTTTGTTTACTTTGGACATAATCTGTCCGCATTGGTCGTGGCCTGCTGGTTTGTGGATTTGGAGCGTTTGTATATCGAAATGTAAAGTATTTTATATAATATCGAAATGTAAAGTATTTATCTTTATGCCAAATGGCATAACATGCGCATGTGTCAAGACTTTTTAAGTTCCTTAAAAACGGGGTGCGTTACGCAAGTGGCATAAGATCTCTCCCTAAGAGAGATAAGCGCGTGTCAAGACTTACGCTTGCATATCCTCAAGTTGATCAAGCCCGTTGCGGTGCGCCCATACCATCCTTGCAATGTCCACACGACACCTGTGTCTATGAGGTATTGGAACGCTTGAGCGTAGCTTGCGCTTTCGCAATCGCCCTCTATGATCTCAATCGCTTGGATTACGCTTGTGACCTGCTGAAATAAGGGTTGCTGTGGTTTTTCGGGGGAATCTTGTCGGTTCATTGTCGAATCCTTGTTGTAGTTAATAGTTATACCGTAGATGCCTCAGATACAGTCATACAAGCGTTGTATCCGTTCATATGTGCATAGACACCAGTTTAGCGTTTAGGGCCTATAAATGACCGTTTATGGGAGTTTTGGATACCCCATAGGGGTAGGGTAGTAGGTGGGTAGCCTTAGAGAGTGTTGACCTACATAGATGGAGGAGTCCACTTGGACAAACTTTATCCTGTATCCTAGTTTAGTATATGGTGTTTCTTCTTCTGTGATTATGGCTAGTGCCCACTCATCATACCAACAGTTCCATTCTACTAGGTCACCTATCTTGTACTTGAGCATGGGGCCTCCCTTAACCAGTCAATATTAACAATATCTTTTTTACCTGTTCTCACACATTGTATCCGCACAAGGGTTTGAGTGAACCGTTGGATGATGAGATAGAGTCGATCGTATCTGGCTACAAGCCCATCATCACATATCACCAAGTCCCCTACACTAAATCTTTTCATTGTCTCACCAATAGCCAGTGTTGAATATAAACTGTTCTGTATCCAATCAGTATTCCGTATCTGCCATGTCGGTTTATCTTCTCGGTTATGATCCCTATGGCTCCGGTTCCTATGCCATGTTTGTCACAAGGATCTATGTACTTAACCAAGTTGCCGAGTTTGAATTGTTCTGTCCACATTGAATACCTCTCTGCTGTTGATGTCTATAATATAATCAGTTGGGTTGGTTTTGTCTAGGACAGAATTTGTCCATCGTCTGTGACAACTGTTTTTATGTCGAATCTCTTGATAAGGTACTCTCGATTATCTTCTATGAAATGAACCATAAATCGCTCGCCTTCTCTGCGGATCTCCTTGACCAATCCCCAAGCATACTTGCGTTCACATCTGAGCGGATCGCCCTCGACTGAAAAGAATCCTAAATTTACTCTTACTAAGTTGCCTACATTGATGTTCATAATGACCTCGTTTGTTGTTGATGTATATAATGTAATCTGTTGTCGAAAATAATCAAGGACAAAATATGTCCGTTTCTACTGGAAGCAAGTACCCTATCCAACATCCTCGTGCGATCATTCCGTTCTTTAAGAACTGGATCTTTACATGCTTATCACTGTAGGGATCATGACCCAGTATCACGACCAATGTATCACACAGTGTAGTCGCACCCTTGTTGTTGTATGTGTATAAGTCTCCGACTTTGTAGAGGCTATTCAACATGTTTACTCCCAAGTCTCAAGTATTCTCATATCCAATCCCCAACAATGTTGGAGATAGTGAAGCCGACTGTCATTAACCATCTGATAGTCCTCATCTTCTCTGTTGTGGATCAAGAACCATACATCATCAAAGGTTTGATTACGACCCCATTCTTGAGCCTCTTTGAGTGTTGTGAATCTTGGTGAGTACTTGCTACGCTTTAACATAATGACCTCGTTTGTTTGAGTGATGTTAGTAATATAATCTGTTGGTTGGATATTGCAAGGACAGAATTTGTCCGGTTAGTCTGCGGTCACTGGTTCTAAGTGACCTTCCCATACTGATTGTTGTCTTCCATCTGGTGGCACAACCCAATGTTGCTGAGCATATCGTGTATCTTCTCGTAGATACAAGACTATGTCTCCCTTCTTACCAAAGTCATAATCAACCTTTAATGTGTAAAGTTTACCAATCATTGTTCTACCATCTGCCTTTGATGTTGGTCATTCCTGCCTGTCTTCTGGCCTGAACCATTCGGATACGCTGTGATGCTTTATTCCAGTCTCCTTTTGTCGGGAGATAGCCTTTGTCGCATCGCCAACCGTCAAGTTCAAGATACTGTTTTGCCTCATCAATCGTGAAGCCATCCTTCACTAACTTGTACATGTCTCTGATAAGGTTTGCACACTTAGGTGTCATTGTTGCGCCTTGCTTACTTGATATTCTCATTGGAACCTCTTTGTTTTGGTGATGTTAGTAATGTAATCTGTTCT